GGCGCGGTCGAGGCGGCGCCGGTGAAAGTCTCGATCGACTGCGAGTGGGTGACGGTCACGCCCTCGGCGTCATAATCACGAGCGCCCTCGGTGCCGATCTTTACCCATGCGACGGCCGGCGCGGTGTCCACTTTCGGCATCGCTGTTCCGACTGGCGAGATCCAGAGCGTGAGTGGGTGCGCGGTTATTTGATGCGGTGCTGGCATTGTCTAATTCTCCTGTTTCGAGGTTTCGGTTTCGGTCTGCTCATCGCCGTCGCCGGCCTCGAGCTGCTCGATCGCGGTGACGATCTCGCTCTTTGTCATGCCGGCCGGATCGAGCCCGACCTGCTCTGCAAGCTCGACGAGCTCGACTTTCTTGAGGTCTTTGATGCCGCCGGCCTCGATCACGTCGATCGCCGGATCGGTGAGCAGCTCGAGAGCGCGCTCATCGCCCACCTCGAAAGTCTCGCCGGCCTCGACCGTCTGCCCGTCTGTGACGAGGAGGTGACCGGCCGGTGCCTTGTATTGCAATCGCTTCATCTGCTGCCCCTTATAGGTTGCGTCTCATAAGATTGTGGCGGCTCTGTCAGACGGTAAACGTGCCGACCGCCTTGAGCTGCTTTCGCGCCGGCTTTCACTAGACCGGCACCTCGCTCGCGAGCACCTGCCACGAGCTCACTACGATCGGCCAGTCGGTGTCGGCGTCGCGCATCGCGACCGGCCCACCGGCCGGCCTTGCCCAGAATAAGACGGTGCCGGCGTGCTTTGATCTCGCGAGGTCTTTGAGAGGTGCGTGAGCGGTGCGCCAGAGCTCATATGCCTCGTGGGGCGTCTCGCCGTAGGCGATCACGTCGAGGCGGTGATCGCCCCACCTCTGATAACCGGGGTCTAGCGAGCCGCCGCCGACCGCCTTGACCACGAGAGCCTTGCGAGGCTGGTCGTCTGATTGAGCTCTCGGCAGCTCGCCGCCGTACACGCGGGTCGAGGCGGCCGCAATCACGCCGGCGTCGGCCTTGAGCATCGCGACGACCGCCGCTATGGGGTCGGCGATCGCTGTCACTCGAGCAGCCTCGCGATCCTGCCGGCGAGCTTTGGATATTCGACGTCGGCGGCCGGCCTGAGCGCCGGCGACTTGACCTCGACCGGCGCGGCGTAATTTACGTCAAACGAGCCCCACTCGCCGGTGATCTCGTCGCCGTCTAACTTTGCCTCGCGCATCTGATAGCTGCCCTCGAGCGTGCCGGTGATGTTATTCCAGCGGTGGTTGCTTTTCGCATGAATCACGGCGGCCGCCGTCGTCTGATCGATCGCGAGTGCTGTCGCCTTTGAGACCTTGTCGAGCAGCTCGTCGCCTTTCCAGTTGAAACCGATCACGAGCCGACCGCCTCAAGGGTGAGCACGAGGTGGTCTTGCCGGCGCCCGACGCTTTCGATCCCGGCCGGCCCTGAAAACAAGGTCTCGCCGAGGCGATCCTCGACGATCGCGACTCGATCGGCCTCGGTGACGTCGGTGCCGATCGGCACGATCATTTTGCGGCGCTCGACCGTTGCAGTCTTGTTGCCGTCGAGCACCTCGCTCTCGGTGTCAAACCAAACCCTGCATGCGAGATCCGTGAGGTGAGCCGTCCAGACCGGCGCGACCGGGTTGCCCCACGAGTCTGCGGTCGAGGAGGTGTCGCGCTCGATATTTGCCCGGTGAGTCATTGTCGAGCGTGCCCTGCTCACTTTTACCGTCTTGCGTTCATGCGAAATAGAGCCCCCTGCGCGGTGAGAGAGCCGTGAGCAGCCTCTCACGCTCTCGGTGATAGTCGAGGTCGGTGGTCGAGACGTCGCCGACTGAGCGGCCGCTGACTGCCTCATATTCTATTTCGAGGAGCGCGAGCCTGATCGTCGCATCCTCTCGCTGAGCAGACTCGTCAATCGGCGTATAGGTGACCTCGACGACCGAGCTCCAATGGGTGATCTCGATAGCCGAGCTCCAGAGAGTGCCAACTCGCTCGAGCGTGCGGCCGCCGTTTTTCACGAGGTAATCGGTCGAGGCGAGCTCGGTGCCGCCAGAGCTCGTGCGTTCGGTGACGGTGAGATCCTCGGTTTCGTCAATCGGTCGAGCGAGGTCGAGGGTGACGCCGCCGCCGCCGGTGATAATCGTAATCTCGCCGGCAGCGCCGAACCGTGAGAGCACCTCGGCCTCAATCGCGGCGAGGATCGCCTCGAGCTCGGTGTCGCTGAGGTCTGTCTCGGCTCGCTCTTTGAGGCGGTCGAGGAGCGCCATGATCTAGTCCTCGCTCTGAGGTTTGCTCTTGCTGGAGGCCGGCGCCTTTCGAGACTTGTCTCGTGCCGGCGCCTTGCGGCTTTTGTCGGCAGCCTTTGCCGCCTGTTTGCGCGGCGCCTTGACGAGACCCAGAGCCTCGGCCTCGGCGATCGGTATGCGGTCGCCCGGTGTCGCGAGCAGCCTAGCCGCCGAGGGGTCGCTCACGTCGACGACCTTGCCGGCCGCGTCGACGTAAATTCTGTCCTCGACGACTAGATACTGGCTCACGATCGCCTCCTACTCGCTGACGGCGATATAGGTGACGAGCACCTTCTTGGTCGCGCTCGAGGTGCCGCCGGTGTTGTTGATTGTGTTGGTGGCCGATACCGAGAATTCACTCGTGAGATCGGTGCCGTCTGTCAGATTGAGCACGCTCACAAGGCGGTGGCCCACCTTGATGCCGGTCACCGTGAGGTTTCCGGCAGCGCCGCCGGCGATAACCGTCTGCTTGAGCGAGTCTCTTGCGATTGAGCCTGTGATCTTTGCCATGCTGATGTTCTCCTCTTGACGTCGGCGCCGGCCGGCCTGAGCCGGCCGGCGCCCTTGTCAGATTGTCGGGATTAGATCCCGGTGACCTCGCAAAACGCGGTCTCGCGGTACACACACAAGGCGGCGCGAATGTCGGCGCGCATCGCCTGCTTGCCCTTGACGAAATAATCGTCGTGGCTGTTGCTGACCTCGACGCCGATCCCCGATCGCATCGTGAGCTCGCTGTGATTGGCGAAATCGCCGACGAGCGCCTTGTTTTCGGTGATCGCATCCGTCTCGATCACCGGCACGCCCCAGATCCGAGCCGGCCCTGCCTCTGAGGGTGCGCCCCAGATGTAGATGCCGTCTGCGGTCGTGAGCAGCCGCACGGCCTGCCAGTCGTTCGGGTGAAAGATCGCCGCCGTCGGGTTTGCCCGTCCGGTGACTCGCACCTTGACCAGCGCCTTGTAAACGGCGTCCGGCACGCTGTCGGTGCTCTTTGCCTGCGTCTGGAGACCTGAGCGATCGAGAAAGCCGCTGAGGTTCGGCGCTGTGCCGTTGCCGACCAGCACCTGAGCGTCGAGCCGCTGCCTGAGCATCGCCGGCAAACGGTTGTTCACGTAGCCCTCGAGCTGCGCGACGTCGTCGAGCTGCTCGTCGGTGATCGGTAGGAATGTTCCGATCTTGCGAACTGGCTCGCTGACTTCTGTGAGCGCCAGAGCTGCTTCGCCGTAGGCGTCGCCTTCTGTGACCTCTGCGGCGTTGTTTGTGAACGTGGTTTCGCTCATGTAAACGACCGACGCCTGCGAGGTTGCCCCGGCCGGCAGGAGGTCGATCACGCTCGGCTGACGCTGAGCCGACTCGACGAGGCGGCCCGTCCTGAGGGTTTCGGGTGCCCATCCTGCCGAGGTGGTCATGAGCGTCTTGAGCTCGACGTCGAGCTCGGCGGTGCGGCCCTTGATCCCGCCGGCGGCGTGCGCCTCGGCGACGTACTCGCCGATCGTCTTGACCTGCTCGACACGTTCGGCGGCCGGTGCCGGGTGACCGGGGTGGCGGCCCTTTTCGGCGAGGCGATCGCTCTCACGCTTGGCGCGGGTGAGCTCGCTGAGCTCGGCCTCGAGCGGCTCGGCCTGCCGGCTGAGATCGTCCAGCTCGTCGTTGATCGCCTTGATGCCGGCGACCTTTGCGGTCGAGTCTCCATCGAGGCTCTTGACCTTGCTCATATCGAGCTCGGCGCCGGCCTCGTCGAGCACGCTCGCGAGCTGCTTGCGCCGCTCGTCGATCTTGCCACGAATTTCTTTGAGTTCTGCCTTCATGCTGTGATCCTCCTGAGATTGAATCGAGCGCGCTCGATCTCGAGCGCGTCGCTGTCTGACTGATGCGGCGCGGCCTCGGTGTCGAGCACCTCGGCCAGCCTCTTTATCTCGGGCTCCAGCTTTGAGAGAGCCTCTCGCGAGGTCGCCCCTATGCTCTTGCCCTGCTCCTGCCGCATCGTCTGGACTGCTGCGGCCCTGTCCACTAGATCGGTGAGATCCGTCAAGACGGTCTCGGCCTGTTTGGAAAGTGTAGCGCCGGCGTCCGGCGTAATCGGCGAGTAATGCGTCTCGGCCTTGACCTCGACGGCCTCCTCGCCGAGCTCGAGGCCGGCGTCGGTGCTCTTGAGCTCGGTCTCGAGCAGCTTGGTCGAGTCGGTGGTCGCGACGGCAAAAACGACGCGGCCGGCGTCGAGGTCGAGGTCGGCGATCGCGGTGCGGCCCTTGTTGTCGCCGAACCGTGCCGAGGCGGTGGCGAGCAGCTCGGCCTCATCGTCGAGGTCGAGGCGCCGGCTCTTTGCCGAGAGCGTCCTCGTGCCGACGCCGGCGCCGAGAATCACCGGCGAGACCTCGTGCACCTTGACGGCCTTGAGAAAGGTGACCGGCTCGCCCTCAAACGTGCCGAGCTCTGAGTCGAGCACGTCGAAACCGTAAGACCACTCGCCGATCTCGCCGAGCTCTTTTACGACGGTAAACGTATCGCGGCCGGCCTCGGTGTCGAGAAAGAATCGAGCCTCGAGAATCGCCTCGGTGTCGGTTGTCCTGATCGTGCCCTTGCCGACTGGAAGGTGGCCGGCGCCCCATGAGGCGTGATTGAAGGCTGAGATCCTGACGGCCTGCCCCTCGGTGAAAGCATCCGGCAGCGTAACGTCGCCGTCTGAATCCTTGACATTGAACGTCGAGAAAACGGCCGAGACGAGGCCGGCGTCGCCGTCTGTGATCTTGACGCTGAGGCTCTTGTGTTTCATGAGGTGCTCCATTCTAGTCGAGGCTATCGGCGACAATCGGCGCGAACGAGAGCGTGCCGTTCGGGTGCTCCTGAGAAAGCTCGGCGTCGGCCTGCTCAAACGTGAAGGTTTGCCCGTCGCGCTGTTCACAATCCTCGTCGCTGTCACCGAGGCGCGCATCGAAAGCGATCACGGCCTCGACGTTTTGCGCGGTGCCGTATGCCTCGAGCGAGCTGACGTTCTGAGCGAATTTGGTTTCGGTGCGAGCGATCAAACGAGCGCGATATTCCGGCCCTGCATGCACAAACCTGCCGGCCGGCACCTCGCTCTGGATCTGCCGAGCAATCTCGATCGGGCCGAGAGCCTGATCTCGACCGAGCGCGACGGCCCTCACGATCGCCTCTCGGGTGCTCTTGCTCGTCTCGAGCAGCGCGAGCCGGGTGCCGCCTCGGTGAATCACGGCGCGCATCGTCTCGTCGCTGAGCCCGACGCCGAGCGCGAGCACCTTGTTTATCGTGCCGACCGTCCTCTCGGCGGTGCGCCCGTAATGCGTCTCATAGCGGCGCCGGAAAGTGTCGCCCGTCCACTTGTCGAGATCGATCGCGCTGAGGATCTGAGCCGCGATCGCCTCGTCTGAAACCTTGAGACGTGCAGGCTCTGCCGAGGCGAGCAGCGTCGGCGAGAATAGATCGGTGAAAGCGCCGGCACATAGCTCGCCGAGCTCGTCGAAATCCTCGAGCAGCTCGTCGCTGAATTCACCGGCGAGCTCGATCTCGTCGAGCTGTAGCTGCCGCATGAGCCGAGCCTGCTCTCGAGTCGCTCGTGCCGGCCGGCTGAGCCCCTTGCGATCATTACCCTCGAGGCCGGCGGCGCCCTGTGGCCTGCCCGAACCGTCACCGCCGGCCTCGAGGATCTTGACCGGCTCGCCTGCCGGCGGCGCGTGTCTGCCGGCGTCGCCGCCCGGCACCTCGAGCGT